TTCTGCAAGAGGAGGTGCGCGCAGGCGAGATCGCTGTCACGCGCGCCATCAAAGCCGAGACCGAGCGGCTCAAGACCGAGCTGCGCCAACAGGTGACGGCAGCGTTCGGAGAGCGCAGCCGAGGCATCGCCAACGCCTGGCGCTCGCGTGTCTTCCCGCAATCCGGCGAGAGCCTGCGCGCGGCTGGCATCGTCTGGACCAAGGTGCCGAACATCATCGACGCGTTCGAGCGTGGCGTGACGATCCGCGCGCGAAATGGCAAGTATCTCGCGATCCCTACCGGTTTCAACCGCCAGGGCGGAAGACGCGGGGCCAAGCCGCGCGTGACACCCCAGCAGATGGTCGATAGCAAGCAGGCATTCGTGCGGCCGTTCAAGAACGGGCGCGGGCTTGTCTGGTGCCTGCCCGTGCGGCAGGGCGAGCGCGTTGGCCGCAGGCGTGCGCCGCTGATCGCTGGTGGCATCGCTGCGGTGGCGACGGGGCGGCGCAAGGGCGCGGCGGCATGGCAGCAATCCCTGCTTGCGCAGGGCTTCGTTCCGATGTTCCTGCTGCTGCCTGAGGTGCGGCTTGGCAAGCGGTTGGATGTGCGGAAAGCGGCCAACGACGCGTTGGCGCGCCTGCCGTCAACAATCGTGCGCGAGTGGAGAACGGAGGAGCGGAATGGACCGTGACGGACGGATGTCGCCCGGCCGCTGCATCGCTGTTGGGCTGGTGCTCGCGGTCGCGTCTTGGACGATCGTTATCGTGGCGGCGATGATCGTGCTGCATCTGGTGCGGCAGTGAGCACACGCGAAGCGGCGATCGCCGCGCTGCATACCGCTCTCTCGACCGCTCTTGCCGCGCGCTCACCAGCGCCGCAGGTGCTGCGCAACGAAACCGTGCCGCAACGCGTGCCAGCGGGTGGGCTGGTGATCGTGCGCGATGGCGAACAACAGACCGAAACGCCGATGCTGTCGCCGCTATCCTACGCAATCGAGCACGGCGCGGATGTCGAGATCATCGCCAGCGGCGCGACGGCTGTTGACCGTGACGATCTGTTAGATGCGCTTCTGATGGACGTCAGCGCGGCGATCGTCGCGGACCGAACGTTAGGCGGCGCAGTAGAATGGGCGAATCTGAGCGCACCAAGCTTCGACGATGTGGTCGTCGAAGGCGCAGCGCCTCTGAAGGCAGCGATCGTCACTGTGAGTCTGGCGTTTACCGTGGCGGCGTCGCCATTGAACTGAACGCGGCACGTAAAGGAGACATGCGATGTCTGGCGCGATCGGCGCGAATGCGAAACTCTACCTGAAGCCGGAGACCACGTATGGGACTCTGGCAACTGGCAACTATACGCAGCTTGGCTTTCAGACGGCTGCGATCGGCACGCGGCAGCAGCTCATCGATGTGCGCGTTCTCGGCATCGGCACCGGCCGCGATCCGGGCGATCCGATGCTGGGCGAGATCAACACCGACGGCCAGGTCGAGGTGCCGATCAATGACGAGGGCTTCGGACACTGGCTACGGCTGTTCATGGGCGCGCCGACCACGACCGGCACATCACCGAACTTCATCCATGAGTTCGCCAGTGGCGCGGCTACGCTGCCGTCCGCGTCGATGGTGCTTGACTACGGGCCGCAGATTACCGAGCGCTATTCGGTGGCGGTCGGTGTGCGCGCAACAACGCTGGATGTCGACTTCTCGCCGACTGGTCCTGCGACTGCTCGGATCGGTCTGCTCGCGCAGGGCGGCACGTTGCAACAGACGGCGGTGCACGGGACGCCAACGATGGTCACGGGTGCAAACTTCAGCCGCGCGTCGGGCTCGATCAAAAAGGGCAGCAACGATCTTGCGCTCATCACTGGCGCGTCGATTTCGTTTTCAAACGGAATCGAGCCGCTGCGCACGATCCGCGCCGATCGCAAGATCGAGGAGGCCGAGATCGGGCTTGTCGGCGTGACCGGCCGGATCACGGCGCGATTCGCGGACGGCGGTCTGTTGCCGGACGCGATCGCAAATACGCCTATCAATATTCGTCTGGCGTTCCAGATCAACGCGAACCGACAGATTGAGTTCAGGATGCCGCGCGCGTTCGTTGGCATCCCGCGCGGAGAGGTGCAGGGGCCAGGCGGCGTGTCGGCCGAATACGACCTGCAAGCATCGAGTGATGGAACGTTGGCGGCGTTCATCGTGACGCTGCGCAACGGTGTAGCGAGCTACGCCTGATGTTCAGACTCGCGCAGAAGGAGCGGTGGGTGGAGCTGCCGCATGGCGTGCGGCTGCGCGTCGCGCCGATCACCACGATCATGGTCGCGGCGGCGCAGGCGGCGGCTCGTAAACGAGTGCTTGATCTGCTCGGCAAGGAAGAGATGCCAGAGCAGGAAAACCTGCGACGCGGCGTGGCGCTCATGCTCACCATTCAGGCGCTCGGACGAGAGTGCATCCGCGCCTGGGAGAACGTGGTGGACGAAGAGGGCGCAGCGGTTCCCATCACGCCGGGAGCGATCGAGGTCCTCTTGAGTCATGAGGAGATGGCGTTCGCCTTCTTCGAGTCCGTCATGAATCCGTTGCAGGCGGTGCAGGCCGAGGGAAACGCCTCAGGGCCCGCGCCGCATGGCACTGCGGCGGCGGGCCGGAATACTGCCGAGGTTGTGCCAGTCTTGAACGCGAATGCGGCCTGAGCTGTCCCTACGTCGAGCACGCTCCGGAAACGGTCGATGGGACCGCGTGCTGGCGCGCAGCGTTCGCGTGCCTGGCATCGGACATGACAGGAATGCGGATCGACATGGCCGCCGCCTTGGCGGTCGCGCAGGCGCTCGGAGCCGCGCCCGAGGTGACGGGCGAGTTGCTGGTCGCGATCGCGGATGGAATGGCGGAAGCCCAGGTGAAACAAGCGAAGGAGCGGCGCGATGATAGCTGACGCGGTGCGTCGCTTCCTGCTGCGGTTGTCGGTGGAAGGCGCGCAGCAGGCGAAAGCCGAGATCAACCAGCTTGGCGAGCAGGGCGATCGCGCGTTCCAGCGAATCACCTCAGGCGCGCAGGGCGCCAGCCGCGCGTTGTCGCTGCTTGGGCCGGTGCTCAGCGGGCTGTCTGCCGGTGCGCTGGTGACGTTTACGAAGCGCGCGATTGATGCCGTTGGCGGTCTTGGTGAGCTTGCCGATCAGGCTGGCGTTAGCACCGATGCGTTGCAAGCGTTCCAGTTCGCGGCAAGGCAGACCGGCATTTCGTCGGAGCAGATGCAGCGCGGCCTTGAAGCGCTGACGCGCCGCATTGGCGATGCTGCGGCCGGACAAGGCGATGCCACCAAAGAGTTTCAGCGGTTCGGCATCGCTGTTGTTGACTCGGCTGGCAGGCTGCGCGCGACGGAAGCTGTTCTGGCCGACGTGGCCGATGCGGTAGCGGCGACCCAAGACCCGCTTGAACGCGCGGCTATCGCAACGGCGGCATTCGGCGACAGGTTCGGCCAGAAGTTCATTCCGATTTTGTCGCAAGGCCGCGCGGGCCTGCAAGAGTTTATCGAGCAGGCGATTGCGTATGGCGCAGTCATTGATGCCAATCTGATTGCGCAGGCAGACGAGGCCTCTGACAAGATCGCTGCGCTCGGCGAGGCATTCAAAAGCCTGGGCCGGACGGTGGCGGCGGAAGCAGCGCCGCCGTTGATTGCGTTTGCCAACGCACTTGAGCGTATCATCAAAGGGCCAAGCCTGAGCGATCAGCGTGCGTTCTGGGCAAGCGAGATTGAACGCCTTCAAAGCGCGATTCGCGAGCAGGAAGACCGCGTCGCCAATGCGCGCACGCGGGCCGATACGGAACAATTCGGCAGCAGCCTGAGAAGTCTGCAACGGCAACTGGACGAAGCAAAACGCCTGCTAGCGCAGGTCGAACAGCAGCAGCAGGCGGCGCAAGAGCGCGCCGAGCGCGTGCTCAATCCGGATCGCTCGATGGCTGCGCGGCCACGGCCGGTGCCATCAGGTCCCAGCCCCGAGGAAGCCCGCCTAGAAGCGCTGCGCCGTCAGCTTGATCTGCTGATGATCGGCAACGATCGCGCGCGGTTCATCGAGGAGCGCGCGGCCGGTTTCATGGGCGCGCAGCGCGAGGAAGCCGAACGCCTTGCGGCCGCGCTGTTCGATCTGCAACAGGTGCGGCGCGAGGAGAACCAGGCGCTCACAGAGACCTCGCGGCTCTACGACGAGACGCGCACGCCGCTCGAAAAATACATTGACGCGCTGGAACGGCTCGGCGAACTGCGGCCGTTGCTGGAACTCCGCTTCGGCATCGAAGGCGCAAGCGAGATCATCAGTAGGCGTGCCGAGGCGCTGGTGGACATTCTGAACAAGGCCGAGAACCAGACAGGCAAGGTAAACGACGTGACGCGCCAGCTTGGCTTCACGTTCGAGAGCGCGTTCGAGGATGCGATCGTGCGCGGACGCAAACTCTCGGAAGTCCTGCAAGGTCTGGCGATGGACGTCGCGCGCATCTTCATTCGCCGATCGATCACGGAGCCGCTGGCCGCGATGTTCAGCGATTTCATCGGCGGCATCTTTGGCAGCGCGAAGGGCAACGTGTTCGATCGAGACGGCCTGGTGCCGTTCGCGCGTGGTGGTGTGGTGGATCGGCCGACGATCTTCCCTTTCGCGCGCGGCATCGGGCTGATGGGCGAGGCCGGGCCGGAAGCGATCATGCCGCTCGCGCGCGATTCGCAGGGGCGACTTGGCGTGCGCGCGCGGGAGTCTGGGCCGGTCATCAACCAGACGATCAACGTCAACGTGTCTGGCGGCGGCACAAGCGACGTGACCGAGCAGCAGCGTCTCGCGCGCGAGATCGGACGACTGACGCGCGCTGGCGTGATCGCCGCGATCCAGGAACAGCAGCGCGCCGGCGGTATGCTGCGCGCCAGCCCGCAGGTGGTGTAGCGATGCCTGCCGTGACGTTCGCGCCACCGCGCCCGCCGACGATCGATGCCACGCGGACGATTCAGCCGCGCGTGATCGTGGCGTCCTTCGGCGATGGATACTCGCAGCGGACTGGCGCGGGTCTGAATACACGGCCGCAGGTGTGGTCGCTGACATGGGGGCCGATGGGCGCGTCGGACATCGATACGATCGAGGCGTTCCTCGCGGCGCGCGGAGGCGTGGAACCGTTCCGCTGGACACCGCCGCGACAATCATCTCCGCGCGTATTCGTCTGCCCGGAGTGGCAGGTCATCGAGCGCGGTGCATCGCTTGCCGAGTTGACGGCGCGCTTCGATGAAGTGTTCGACCTCGGAGCGTAAGCGATGCCGCCGGTGCAATCCATAGCGCAGCAGCCAGACGCGGACTCTCTGGTAACGCTATACACGCTCGACGCTAGCGAACAGGTCGGCGAGGTGTTTCGTTTCGTGGCAGGCACGGACGAACAACGGCAGCCGATCAGCTTCCAAGGCTACGAGTATCAACCGTTCCCGATCGAGGCCGAGGGCTTCGCTTGGTCCGGTCGTGGAACGCCGCCACGGCCTAAGTTGCGCATCTCGAACATCGGCGGCATCGTCGGTAGTCTGCTTGGTCCCGGCGGCGATCTCATCGGCGCGGAGCTGACGCGGCTGCGCACGTTCCGGCAGTTCCTGGACGGCCAGCCGGGCGCTGATCCGAACGCGCACTTCGAGCCTGACATCTGGCGTGTCGAGCGCAAGACGCGGCAGGACCCTGTTGTAGTCGAGTGGGAACTCGCTTCGGTGCTGGAACAGGAAGGGCAACGCATTCCGGGCCGACAGATGCTGCGCGGCATTTGCACGCACACCTATCGTCGGTGGAATGGTTCGGCGTTCGACTACACGCGCGCAACGTGTCCATACACCGGCACAAGCTATTTCACCGAGGCGGGCGTGCCGACGACCAGCGCGTCGAAAGATCGCTGCGGCAAGAGGCTCGGCGATTGTCGTCTGCGGTTCGGCGTCGGTGCAGTCCTGCCGACGCGCGCGTTCCCTGGCATCGGGACTGCGCGGTGATGTTCGGGCCGGAAGTTGAAGCTGCGATCGTCGCGCACGCGCGTGCGGAGTACCCGCGCGAGGCGTGCGGGCTGGTGTTGCACGGTGCCTACGTGCCGGTGGAGAACCTCGCCGAGAACCCGCGCGAAGACTTCATGATCGACGTCGCCGAGACGATGCGGCCAGGCGTGCAAGCGATCGTGCATTCACATCCTGACGGTGATCCTTGGCCATCGGCGGAGGACATGGCCGGACAGATCGCAACCGCGTTGCCGTGGGGCGTGCTTACCGTGGGTTCCGGCGGCGCTGGCAATGTGTTGTGGTGGGGGCCGGGCGTGCCACGGCCGCCTCTCATCGGCCGTGACTTCCGGCACGGCCCATCCGGCAGCGATGGACGCGGTGACTGCTACGCGCTGATTCGTGACTGGTTCGCCGAAGAGCGCGGCATCGAGCTGATGGAGTTTCCGCGCGCTGATCGCTGGTGGTCGGACGAGGAACAGTCGCAGAATCTCTATCTCGACAACTTCGGCAAGGCCGGGTTCAAGGAGATCGGCATCGAGGAGCTGCAGCCCGGCGACGTTGTGTTGGCGCGCGTCATGTCGCGCGTGCCCAATCACGGCGGCATCGTGCTGGCAAACGGGCTTGTGCTGCATCATCTGACGCATCGTCTGTCGCGAACCGAGCCGCTCGGTCCGTGGATGCGGCACGTCACTCACGCGCTGCGCTATGTAGGGCCCACCGATGCTGCGTGACATCTATCTGCACGGCGCGCTCGGTAAGCGGTTCGGCCGCCATCATCGTTTTGACGTGGCAACGCCA